TTTCCTATTACAGTTGGAACTGCAAGAACGTCTGCACCAACACCTGCAGTAGAAGCGAGAGTCATATCAAAAGTAGCCATAAGTTATATCCTCCCTTACGCTGCGTTATAACGAGCAGTTACGATTGCTTCAGGACGAAGAATCTTTCTGCCGTATAAATGCATACCACGAACAATGTCAGCAAAGCTGTCTTGATCACGATATGTTTCTGTCTTATTGATCTGCTCTGCAGTTGCAACAGCAGAATCATGTCCTGCAACAATAACTCCCAAATTAGTTAATTGGTTAGCTGTGCCTGTTGTTCCAGGTCCAGTGCCAAGGGCAGGTAGATTGGAAGATGTATAGACACGGAAACCGTGAAAGTTATTGATGTTTAGACCATTACGTAGTCCACCTGATTCACCGAAGTCAGCGTTCATAAAACGTGAGTCTTCATCAGCTAGGATTTCCATGAATACTGGATCTACTACAAGCCATCGACCTTGTGAGTCAACTTGCTGTTGGTCTAGCAAACGTTTCATACGTGATATAATCATCGCAGGAGAAACAGTTGCTGTTGGTAGTGCTGTTGCACCTGGTAGACGTGCTGCTACAGGAATTGAGTGAGTAGCTGCAGATGACGTTGTGATGTTTCCAAAGTCACCTTTATGAAGCTGCATTGAAGAAAGCAGTTCATTTGAACCTGCAGTAGACACAGCTTTAGTACCATTAACAGTTGAGTTAAGAGCATCAGCTTGGCTATGCAAAGAACTTTGTGCGTAACCAGACATGTACCCAAGAACTTCTTGGTCATACTGATCAGCCAAACGATATGCAGCACGGTTGCTTGCTAAATCCATGAAGTTTACGTGTGAGTGCGCTTCCTCTATATCGTCCATCTTAAAAGCATAGTAGTTGGCTTTATCAATAACGAGTGAGAAATCTTCATCTTCAAGGTCTTGTGCTGTAACCTGTGTACCTCTGGCATACTGCGAGACAGAAATTTCAGGTTCTTTGATAATTTTCACTGTATCACCTTGGGCAGAAATCTCCCCAAAATAATCAGAGTTAGTTATATCTCCTACTACAGTAGACTTGCGGAAAGCAAGCTGTACCTGTTTGGAGTAGATTACAGGACTAAAATTACCATTAGGTAAATTGCCGTAACCTGTTGCGGTTGTAAAAGCCATAATAGTTCCTCCTATAAAGTTTAGGCTTAATTGTAAGCTAAACATTATCACATAGAGGCTGTACGTTTTCTAGGGTGCATATTATTATTAGTTGGCCTACCAATAATTTTATGGGCCTATACTTGAACAGGTAAGTCTTACGTATTGTTTAGTCTATCGAATATTGTATTACATTATTAGGTAGGCTTAAATGCGGCTAATAATGATTATACATATAGTTATACCATATAAATTTTATTTGTCAATGGTATTTTATCGTGCAGAACCAGACATGTCATAGATAAACTTGCCAGTTCTTATTGCTTCCATAATCGCATCGGAAGCCCTTTCGTATTGTTGCGGTGTCATTTTCGCAACTTGCGATTCTTTAAATGCACCATCGTTGTTATCCGTATTAGGTTCACTGCGACTGGTGCGGCTGTTTACTGAACGTGCAGCATCTTTATTGCTTGCAGGTTTTTTTGTTGTAATGTTCATGTCTGCTTTGTACAAATCAATTGCACGACTTGCAGAACGAGCATCGGTGTCATTTTCATATAAAGCATTCTGAACCCAACTAGGTTGTTCTTCTGCCCAGTTATGAAAGTCATCACTGTCTCGTATATCACTAAAGTCAGGATGAATCTTTAAAAGTTCTACTTCTGCTTTTTCACGAGATGCTGTAGCTCTCATCTCATCTATTTCTTTTACACGGCTCTCTAAACCCTCTGATTGCTCTCGTGCTTTTTTAATTGCAATAGTTTCTACGATACCTGCTACATCGGGATATTGTTTTGCCCAAGCCTCAATGTCTTCATCTGATTTTGGTAACTTAATCTCGCTTTTAGTAGAGTCAGTTAGTTGTTGTTGTAACTCATTGATACGATCTTCATATTCTTTTTCTTTTGACTGTTGGTGTCTACGTAGATCACCGTACCGTTTCTTAAAGCTACGCTCCTCTGCATTTGTAGGTTCTTCTTCTTTAGGTTCTTCAACCTGTTCCTCTTCATTTTTTTGTTCTGCGAGTAACTGTTCTAACTCTTCTTCTTCTTTCTTTAGTCTTTCTTCATTAGTATACTTGCGATTTGCAAATGCTACTTTCTTAGGTGACTGCATTTCTTCAGCCATTATTTGTTGTTCTGACATTATCTGTCCTTTCACTAGGGCCACCGTAGCCATGTTGGATGGGGGATGGGTAGCTAGTCTAATGTGGGTTATATTATTATATGTAGGTTAACCCACTATACCTTACATATTAATCTTTACTAAAATCTGACCATGCTGCTTTTCCTTGTTCTTT